GTAGATATCCGAGGGAATTTGCTCGGCGGCAGTGCTATAGTTGAACCAAGCATAGTAATTACCGCCTATTTTTAGGACTTGGGCTGACGATGCAGTGTTGGCGTATACTGGATTGCTCCCGTACTTTACCCAGGACAGACCGTCCGGACTCGTTGCATACCCTAGGCCAAGGGTGAATCCAGTAGTGGCGCACCCGCCAGTGTAGATCGCGTGCCAAGTAGTGCCAACAATCTCAACTACTTGGAATCGGTACTTGTAATAATCCCAATCGGTTGAGATCACACTCCCCGGTAGGATAGTGCTTGACACGAGGGAAAAGTTTACGCCGGTGCCATCGGTGCATGTGTAGAGGCTAACAGGAGCCCCAGCGGTATCAAACGGGCCACAAAAGAGGTAGTAAACGCCCGCGTTTTTGAATATGGTATTCCACGACATGTTGGCAATGATGGCTCCCGACTTCCGGGTCCACGATATACCATCAATACTCTCGGCATAATAGATGCTCTTGCCATCCATAAACCAAGTCTTGAAGACATTACCGGAGAGAAGTTGCGCGTTCCCCTCGTAGATTACCGCACCCGGCTGAGTTCCGGCGAACGAACTGCTTGCTGTGCTTACGGGGGTAAGTAGGTTTAATCCTTGCTTTGTCCAAATTGCCATAACTCTCCTATTTCTCAAAATCGTTTGTTTCAATCTGTCTACGTCTAAGCAATCCGGCCACTACTTTTCCTCCTGCATGATCCCATGCATCGAACTGCTCTGCCGCTCCTTGATAGTCGCCTGCGTTAAGCAGCTTCAACATAGTAGAGCCTGCGAAGGCCGCACATCCACAATTGAAACAGAAATCTACAAGTGCATCGAATTCGTTCTGGGTGAGCGGTACGATTACAAGAGAGTTTACATGGTCTACCGCATTCTGTACGTCCTGTAACAGTAACGAATTCGCTTCGTCTAACGTAATCACCCTGCCCGGATATACATCCGACCCAGTATGACCCCAAGCAATCGTCCACACGCCTGCTATGTCTTGGTATGCTGTAAGCCTGCATTTCTCGAATTGTTCTGTAAGCCGTAGCCCGTCTTGACTATATTCCATAATTCTACGATTTTGCTACGCCGTACAAACGCACCGTGCCCGAAGTTATATTGCCGTTACTAAGTATAATTCGCAACGCAGTTGCTTGTGTCGTATCTTTCCAAATCGCACCTCCGGCCTGCGTATAATAACCCCCGCCATTACCGGGTCCGTTCGTCTGATAAATGAACTGTCTCCATACTGCTGCGGATGAGTTATAAAGATTTATGCGTGCGGTTATTCCGGGTTGTGCAGCCTCATAAGCATCGCTAAGGTATGCGCCAGAAAATCCAGTTTGACCTGAATTAGCCCCACTCCCACCGCCATCCATTTTTATATAGGTGGTACCCCCCATATAATTACTGCTCGTAGAATCCCAAGTGAAACCGCCATCAGTAGATAATTGCCCTAGCAAAGCCGCTCCATTGTTTGCTGGGATTAAATTGATAGCTTCGATGATATATTCGTCATAAGTACTGGTAAGCATGCCAGTCACAAAATCCAATGTAGCGGAGTTGCTGGCAGTATGTTGTTCCAAGAGAATTAAAGCTCCCCCGCCTCCGCTACCATTTGCTGCTGCTGTAACTTGTCCTTCTGCATTGACTGTAATATTTGCATTTGTATAACTACCCGAAGGGTCTGGTGATAAAGGAGTAAGACCACCCATTGGTACATTTACCCAATAAGAGCCATTCCACTGTAGCACATCCCCAATAACGAGACTAGTGATGACAACATCGTTAAGTCCGCTGAGGTCAAGTGAAATGGAAGCATTTACCCATGTAGTCCCATTCCAAACAAGGATATCACCCGGTATTAGACTGGTCACATCTGTATTCAAGTCAGTAAAAATAGGTGTAGGAAAGCACACTGAAATGTTGCCACTGCCATCGAATTGCCAAGTTCCGTTCGTATACCCCGCGAGAGCTACTGGGGTAGAGTTTGAAAGATCTGCTGCCATATGTCCTCGAATCTCGCCATTAGTAAAGCATATAGCGATCAGCTTTTTTGGCTCCGTCTTCACTGTCGCGCATTTTCTCGACAATCTTTGGGTCAACTAGGTCTGGATGAACCCACCAGTCCTCAAAATTGTCGTATTTCCTCGGAGCGATATCCCCAACAACTAGAACATAGCCATGCGACCTAAGATATCGCCTGCTGCGCTCTTTTACACCGTCTTCAGGATGGAGATAATCATCGTGCTCAAACGTAATTACAGCAAACCGATGTTTTTCAAACGGTATTCGCAATAAGACGTTGAGGGAATTGGGTTCTACATCAATTTGTAGATAGTCATAGTCGTGCTTGATCAGTTCATCGTAATCCAATTTGTTTGCATCACCGGTAATTACAGTACTCTTCCGTTCTCTAGCGAACTTCTCTGTCATCTCTTTGTCGTAGTCAATGGATACACCGCTCCATCCCCATTCCTCAAGAAGTTTCGTGTTGTTCAACCAAGTAGGATCGTTGCATCCAAGTTCGAAAAAAGTACCATTGCGCTTTCCGTTCAGTATTGTCAGCGCAAACATATCTTGATATACCTGCGAGTAATTCTGTTTAATGTTACGTGAGCCGGGGAATTTAACCCGTAACCTCTCGTACATTGAATCGTAGTATGTCATAGGGTCACTCCACAGAGTGCCTTGGAGCCGATTCAGGTTATCCCGTACGGACGCGATGTGAATGGGCAGCATTGTCGGATCTTTTTTCAACTGTCGAAGTAGGTGAAGTGATTCATCAAACAACCCGATCCACCATGAGGAAACCGCCTGTTCAAACACGAGAGCATATCGCCCCGGATAATCTACATTCGTGCGCAATTTAGGGTGATTTTCGTTTAGTCTCTGCCCCATCACGGCAAAACTATATGACTCCTGCCAGTCTTTGTTTACTTCATATAGCCGACTGAGTAAAAAGTATGCTTCTGGTCTCTCTGGCATCAACGAGATAGCCCGCAATAGGACACCCTTGATCATGTAAGTGCGACCTCCCTGTCGTGTAAAGCAGTTGGCAAGCCGTAGCAGAGCCTCATAAGAAAGCAGATCATCTGGTGAATTTTCCGCTGTCCGAATGTAGAAGCTGGCCGCAGAAGAAGTATGGCCTAAATTTTCATACCATAGCCCGAGCGAGAAATTGTACTCTGCGTTTTTGGGACCGCTAATGTAGTTCAGCAAGGCGCTCATAGCCCTCCTCCGAGTACTTTAGGAATCATTTGTTCGGGCACCCGGAGGATGAAACCGCAATTATCCTGAAATCCAAAAGTGATTAACAGGTCTTTCTCATACTCTGCGAGCCCACAACAAAACTCAATTTCCCCATCCATGAATGAAAACTGGTCTCCGATACGCACGATGTTCCAATCGCGGTCGTAGACTACCCATCTGTGCATATACGTAGCGTCTTTTTGTCCAATTATATTATTAGACAAGTCGCAATCGTGGACGATGCAGATGTAATAACCGCGCCAAGGAATGACTTGGGAACTGCCACGAAGGAACGGCATACCTTCTACTTTGTTGCTTTCATTTACTTCTCGTGCTCGGCACGATTTCAATGTCGTCAAGTCAGCCTTAACTAATACGGCAGGATTCGTCCACTGGATGAAATGGTAGGGCATGTCTAGTACGGGCATCCAGTTTTTTTCGCAGTACCATGCGGGGTCCGTTGGATGTTCTATATGGTATCGAGCGGTTTCTCTTACTACATCGCCCGCTAATTCGAGTTCCGAAAATTCCATCCGGCCTTGTCCATTGGTCGTTGTGTCACGCCGAACTCCGATGCCGTACAGATGCCCATCCCAACGAACGAGCCGTGCATCTTCTAATCCCACAAATTCCCAAAGCGGTTCTTTGTCAAGGGTGCTTGTATCTATTTTCCAGTATCTCTCAATTTCGAGACTTGATGTCAGTTTACATAAAAAATTCCAAGTCCGCAGGTGCTGGTCATTCTCTGGGTGGAGATAACTTAGTGGACCGTACCTGCTGTTGAATGTCTGTCCGTTCTCACAATGATAAAGTGTGTAGTTGATGTTACGCAGTATGACCCAGATTTTACCACGGTCAACGAATACCGATGGATTACAAAGCCCGAGCCCCGCAGAATCAGCAGAGTTAACCATTAGCGGTTTAATTGTTCCACCTTCGGCCAAAACTGAGCGAACAAAGTTTCTAGTCATACTCCTCCTATTATGATTTAAGCTCCTGCTTTTGTCTTCAGAAGCTTCGGCATTCCGACATCATTTCCGAGTAGCGGATGCGGCATACCGCGAGCAACAATTAGTGTGTAGCAAGCTTCTGCTTCTTCTATTTTGTTGATATGCCGCCAGCAATGCCCAGCGGCTTCAGTGCAGCCGAGTCCACAGAAGCTCCCCAACTCCGTGATGTATTTGCACTCCATTTACCGAATCTCTTCCCAAGTTATACTGCCCCACGCGCCGGGAGCACCTGATCAAGCCGAAACGGGTGTTCAAGATTTTCACCTCCGCTGAGTTTACTCCAGCGAAAGCTCGCAGAACAAACACTGCGCGGTGTTCGACGTTGCGGATGTTCCGAAGTCCATCTGAAGATCGAACGCTTGAGTTGTGGTCGTGTTAACCGTAGCCGCCAACTGAGTGATAGCGGGAACCGCGGTAAAGACCGCAGCAGGTGACGCAGACGAGTAGATTATGGCAACGATAATGGTTTCCATCGTCGCTGTGCTCGCCGCACCAACCACTTTGCAGTACGTCCAAGACTCAAGTTCCCACCGCTGAGCCGCAGTTGTTACAGTGGGGATGGCAACCGTCGCCAGAACGCCGCCGTTCAACTTGACTTCAAAGTTGATGGTCATGGTTATGTTGACTGTGATGGTTCCCACAGCCTTACAGTGGAGAACAGAGCCCACCGTCTGCTGGTTCGCAACCAAGGTCAGAGAGCCGCTGGAGGAGGTTCCACCACCAACAACAAGCAAGGTGCCAAAAGATGTGATGTTGCCCGTGGCAGTGAAGCTGCAGCCGTCGAACAGCGTCATGGGGATACGGCGGGCATTGGTGCCATCGCCTACCGCCAAGTTCCCCGCCCCTGAGTATGCCGAGTTGACGACGCCCGCCTTGGTGCTGTACACACCCGCCGCGACCTGTCCGATGCCAACGATCTGGTTGCCGTTGGAGGCAGTGCCGATGTAAAGCTCCTGTGTATCCTCAGCCCAATAGAGCACGCCATCCGGCAGCGTCGGAATTGCGGACAAGTTGCCGCGTTCAGTCGGACCAGTTACCCCCTGAATTCCTTGAGCGCCCTGAGTACCTTGGATTCCTTGTATGCCTTGAGCCCCTTGTGTACCAATAACGCCTTGTGTTCCAGTTGTTCCCTGAATTCCTGTTGTGCCTTGATTTCCGGTTATACCTTGAATTCCCTGTGTACCAGTAATACCTTGAGTACCTATCGTGCCTTGCGATCCTATAGTTCCCTGTGTTCCAATTGCACCTTGAATACCCGTCGTGCCCTGATTGCCTTGAATACCCTGTACGCCTTGCGTTCCTATAGTACCTTGAGTACCGGTTAATCCCTGTATTCCAATCGTACCTTGCGGACCTTGGATGCCTTGAATTCCCTGTGTACCATTCGTACCTTGTGAACCGATTGTTCCCTGCGTTCCAATTGTTCCTTGCGAACCAGTAATCCCCTGAGTTCCGATAGTACCTTGAATTCCTTGGATACCTTGAATTCCCTGTGTACCAGTAATACCTTGAGTACCTATCGTGCCTTGCGATCCTATAGTTCCCTGTGTTCCAATTGCACCTTGAATACCCGTCGTGCCCTGATTGCCTTGAATACCCTGTACGCCTTGCGTTCCTATAGTACCTTGAGTACCGGTTAATCCCTGTATTCCAATCGTACCTTGCGGACCTTGGATGCCTTGAATTCCCTGTGTACCATTCGTACCTTGTGAACCGATTGTTCCCTGCGTTCCAATTGTTCCTTGCGAACCAGTAATCCCCTGAGTTCCGATAGTACCTTGAATTCCTTGGATACCTTGAATTCCCTGTATACCCGTGCCCAATGCTGCTATACTGCCTGCCGTAATGGAATAATTCGCAGTAGCACGGTCTATTGGAATTAGGTCGGTCGTCTGTGCAGGATCGCCCGGAGGAAGCGCCCTAATATTCGTATTTGCCATTACGGTGTAGTTATAATTTAACGCCATATTTCCTTTCCACTTCTACACCGCTCTAGACTATTCTCGTTCCGTTTACAAGCACGCCTAGATAATCACCGACAAGAATGAATTTGTTATCCACAAGAATTAGGGAATCTTGGCTTACCGGATTCCCATTTACGTAAATCGCGTTCGATCCACCGCCCCCTGTTGGTACAATCCATTCGATGTCGTCATTTGAGAGAACGTACGTAGGAACGGCTTTGTCTGTATATGGATTTGGTGCGATAGGGATGGTCTGTAAACCAATTACTTCTACTGTAGTGGCCCCAGATTCCGCAGACAGATCGCCACGTAACGGGAAGAGGCTGGCGGGGAAAGTTTCTGAGTTCATACTGCCTTTCTAAAACTTGTCGCAGAAGCACAACGCATTCAGATTGATATTGGTCGTCTGTGGATTTACAGCGTGATTCTTTGCGACCGCTTCCACCGCTGCCTGTAACCTCTGTGATGCGTTCTTTATTGCAGCTTCGGCTTGCTCTTTCGTTTGGAATAGACCAAACTGGGCATCCCGAACCGAGAGTTTTTCTGCTTCCGTCCATTCAGGATACTTAGGGGTTGCAAGTAATTGGGTCGCTTGTGGAATTTCTTCAGGTTTCAATGCTTCTATTTCCTTTTTCATACTTCCTCCTCATATTCTAAAATCCTGCATGTCCGGCGAATAGGCCCGCGATGAAACCGATTCCCAGACCTCTTTTGAACCACTTTACCGAGTTTTTCTTTCCTTCTGCCTTTACCGCCGCGACTTCGGCCTTGTTCTGGGCCGCTTGGTCGATATTCTGCTTCTTCAAACCTGCAACTTCTACACTCTGCGCGTCAATTACGCTTCGGGCTTCTGCAAGGGAATTACCTTGTGTGTTAGACAAAGTGGTCTCGTTTGCGAGATTTGCCTCACATACTGGTTCTTTCTCCAGTGCGTTCAGTGTGGCGTGTGCCCCGTCCGTTGTCAAGGACAAAGTTGAACCGGCCACACTAGGCGTCACCGTCGGCAGAAGTTGGTTCCACCGAGCCGCTATGCCCGCCAAAGGCAGGTTTGCATCAACCGCCGTCTGATTCTGAAGTCCTGCATTACGCTGAGCGACCGAGGCTGCAAGCGAAGCGATCAGCGTCTTGTCCGCCGCCTGTTGGGCGTTGAACTGAGCGATCATCTGGGATACGGTTATCTGCTGAGCTGCTATGGCGTCTGCGTCCGCCTTTACCTGTTGTACGAGTACAGCGTTCTTTGTGTCCGCCCGCACCGCCTCGTAATCGGTATATTTCTGAATCCCGAAAGTACCGCATGCGAGGACAAGGAACAGGCACACGATTGTCTCATGCTGCTTGAACCATGAAGTAGTGACAGTGGTCACCGCTGCGGTTGTTGCGTTTCCTTGCGTGCTGCTTGTAGTAGTAGTTGCCATATTCCTCCTATTTATGTGATGCCATCGCTTCGACTTCAACCGCGTCTCCGGGTATTGGTAGAACTGTATTGTCGGGCATCCTCACCATGCGGATAGACATTCCATAAGGGAATGTTTTGTTTAGATTTGCCGTGCCTACTACAATCGCTGAGCCAGCTACAGCGGCAGTAGCGAATGTGAAAGTATCGCTCCCTGAAAATGGTGTAGCAGTGGCCGGACCTGTCAACCACGCGGATGTATTCGCATTTAACGCCCCTCCGGGGCCAACCCACTCAAACACTAAGTCAGCAGAAGTGCTAGCCGTACTGTCTAATGTCCAAGCGGTAGCGGTGACCGCGTATAGCCCGCTAACTGGCACTGTATAAGAAAACGTCTGTGCCGTCGTCAGTAAGGGATAATCTACTTGCCCTTGAACTAGAGGTATCGCCGCAAGGATAGCCACGACCGCCGTAAATCCAGCACCCGTCTTGAAGTGAAAGTCGCCCACGCCATAGTTTAGACTTGGAGCAGGGA